ATCGAGCGCCGCGATGTCGGAACTGCACAGTTTGAGGGTCTAGTAATTCCTCAATACCTCACAGAGTTTGCAGCGCCACTTGCTCGCGCAGGTCGCCCGTTCGCAGACTTCTCCACATTCAAGCACACACTTCCACCTGCTGGAATGACCTTGAATATCTCAAGAATGACCACAGGATCAAGCACTGCTGTTCAGGTCACACAGAACGATGCAGTTAGCGAAACCGATGTCGATGACACACTATTGACAATCAATGTCCGCACAATTGCCGGCCAGCAAGACCTATCGCGCCAGGCGATTGAGCGCGGAACAGGAATTGACCAATTCGTTGCTCAAGACCTTATCCGTTCTTGGCACACCACACTAGATTCACAGATTCTAAATGGTGCAGGAACCGCAGGAACCATCGTTGGACTTCGCTCCGCCGGTGGAAACGCAGTCACCTTCACATCAACTGCTCCAACAGTTGCATTGCTATATCCAAAGCTCGCTGATGCGATCCAACAGATTCAGACCAATGCATTTGTGAATCCAACTCACTTCGTAATGCACCCTCGCCGCCTAGCATTCCTACTTGCTGCGGTTGACACAACAAACCGCCCACTTGTGGTTCCAGCCGCAAGCGGCCCAATGAATGCAGTTTCTTCAGGCTCAGGTTCAGTTGCTTATGGCAACTCTGGCTATCAGATGATGGGCCTACCTATCATCACAGATGCAAACATTGGAACAACTTATGGAACAACCACAAACCAAGATGAAATCTATGTTGTGACTGCTCCTGAGTGCCATCTGTGGGAACAATCAGGTTCACCATTCACCCTTCGCTACGATGCGACTGGTGCAGGAAACCTAACAATCAAGACTGTTGTTTATGGATATGCCGCGTTCACCGCAGGTCGTTATCCACTAGCGAACTCGATTATTTCGGGAACAGGCTTGGCAGCACCAACCTTCTAGTCACTAGAAGAAAACTAAATTGTGTAAGAGCGTTCAAGGCCCCCCGACTTGGGCGCTCTTACACTTCTAAACGATTCGGGGGAATCAATGAAAACAGGTCACAAAGTTTCAATCGGGTCTTGCGACCCTGGAATGGTCAATGGCGGATTCGCCTTCCATCTCATTCAATTAGCATCAGCACGCGCAAATAAACTTGGCCCCTTTGTTCGAATCAAAGGATCAGGCTTACTTTCTAAACAAAGAAATCGCGTTGTCAAGCATTTCTTAGACTCAACTGATTCAGATTGGCTTCTGATGATTGACTCAGATGAGCAGCTTGATGTCTTAACTTTTGACAAGTTGTGCGAAACTGCACACGATAAAGAACGACCTGTTGTTGCAGGTCTAGTTTTCGCAGGCTTCGGCGTGGTAGGCAAGCCTTATCCGAAACCCGTGCCAGCGATATTTCAAGATTCACCTGATGGATTTTTACCGCTTTACAAATACGACAAGAACGCAGTTTTTGAAATCGATGCCGCAGGCACAGGTTGCTTGATGGTTCACAGGAGCGTTCTTGAAGCAATGCGCGAAGCAGCAGACCCAAATCAAGGCAAGGATTGGTGTTGGTTTTGGGATGGCCCTGTTAAGGGCGAATGGATTGGCGAAGACTTGCTCTTCTGCCGCCGAATCAAATCGCTAGGTTTTCCAATCTATGTGAACACCGGAGCGATTTTGCCACACTCCAAGTCTTATTGGCTCAAGGAAGAACACCACGAATTATGGCGAGATTAAAGCGCAAAGAAACGGCACTAGCTCTGCCTAAGTTAGAACGAGCAATTCAAACAACACCAAAGAAGAGGAAATCTAGTGGCAATCACCAACGGCTACGCGACTCTCGCGGAACTAAAGTCATCGCTGACAATAACTGACACAAGCGATGATGCTTTGCTTGAACTTTCAATAACTGCCACAAGCAGAATGATTGATGACTTTACAGGTCGCTTCTTCTATGCAAATGGAACTGTCGGAACACCTGTTGTTAGATATTACACAGCCCTTGATCCTTGGAGCCTTGCAGTAGATGATTTCGTGTCAATATCCGAAATCGCAACCGATGACAACTTCAATCAAACTTGGTCAACTGTTTGGGCGACTTCTGACTTTATGGTTGAGCCTATCAATAACCCTCGGCGCGGTTGGCCTTACACAAGAATCTTGGCAACAGGTCGTTATGTTTGGCCTTACTATCTGCCTCAATCCTGTCGAGTGACAGGCGTTTGGGGTTGGTCTGCGGTTCCTTCAGAAGTTAATCAGGCTTGTTTAATTCAAAGCTCTCGGCTTTTCATTCGTAAGCAGTCGCCATTTGGAATCGCAGGAACTCCTGAACTTGGCACTGTAAGACTTTCATCCCGTCTTGACCCTGATGTCGAGGCTCTACTTCGACCAATTAAAAGAAACAATGGTTTGGCAGTATGAATCCAAGCCAAGTTCGTGATGGTCTTAAAACTAATCTTCAAACTATTTCAGGACTCAGAGTCTATGACTTAATCCCTGACACAGTGACACCGCCTGCCGCAGTTGTAGGCCAACTAGATTTCACATTCGACATCGACAACGCTCGTGGCTTAGACCAAGCGCAAGTCGATGTTCTTGTGATTGTGCAACGCTTTTCAGAACGCTCAGGACAAGACAAGTTGGATGCCTTCCTTGCAGGAAGTGGCACTGGCTCTATCAAGACCGCGCTAGAAAGTGATCGCACTTTGTCGGGAGCAGTGAACACTCTGCGTGTCACAGGAGCCGAAGCAGGCACCTATGACTCACAAGGAGTCACATTTCTCTCATACCGATACAGACTCACGATTTGGGGATAGGAGAACCTAATGGCTTACAAGGTCATCTCAGGCCGCGAGGTCTGTGGAAAAAAACAAGGTGAGATTCTTACCTTGAAAGAGCTAGAAAATGCAGGCGCAAACATTGATGCTCTCATTGCAAGCGGCCACATTCAAGCAAGTCAAGCAAGTCAACCAACCATCAAACCAGCACTATCAGAAGGAGCCAAAAACTAATGGCACGCATCGTTCTTACAAATGCCCTAGTCACAGTCAACGCAGTTGATTTGTCTGATTATGTGGCATCAGTGACACTTAACTCATCCATCGATGTAGTTGAAACAACAGCATTTTCAAGCACCGCAGCTCGCACACGCATCGGCGGTCTTGCAGACAATTCAATCAGTCTTGAATTTCACCAAGACTATGCTTCAGGAGAAGTTGAAGCAACAATTTATCCACTACTCGGAACAGTGACCACTGTCACTGTCAAGCCTGTAAATACCGCAACAAGCGCAAGCAATCCTCTCTATACAGCAAGCGCACTTGTTTCAGAGTGGACACCACTTAACGGAGCAGTTGGAGAACTTGCAACTGCATCTGTCACTTGGCCAGTTAGCGGCGCAATCGTAAAGACAACTGCATAATATGGCACGACTTGTTCTCACTAATGCCTATGTGACTTTCGCATCCACCGACTTGTCGGATCATATTGCGAGCGTGTCACTGAACACCACCTTTGACATCGTTGAAACAACGGCGTTTGGTGACACGGCAAAAAAGAGAGTGGCCGGACTTGCAGATAACTCTGTAAGTTTCGAGTTCCACCAGGACTACGCTTCAGGCTCGGTTGAATCAACGATTTATCCGTTGCTTGGAACCGCAGTCGCTTGTGAGGTCAGACCTGTCAACACAACAGTTAGCGCAACAAATCCAAAATACAACTTCTCAGTTCTAATCTCTGAATGGACACCTCTTAATGGTGCTGTTGGAGAATTAGCAACTGCGAGTGTGACTTGGCCTATTTCGGGCGCAATCACAAAATCAACATCTTAAATCAATTAGGGGGAAACAAATGGATGGCTTAAAAATCCGTGTTCGCACTACCGATGGAACCGATGCGACTTATTCGCTTCGACCAAGAGTGATTGTGGAGTTTGAGCAGAAGTATCAAAAGGGCTTAGCAAAACTTATTGCCGAAGAGCAGAAATTAGAGCATATCTACTTCCTGGCTTGGTCAGCGATGAAGCACAATGGTCGCGTTGTTAAACCTTTTGGCCCTGACTTCTTAGACACTCTTGAAGAAGTGACCTTGGTGACAGACCCTTCTTCCGAATCCACAGAGATAGCCTGACCTATCAAATAGCAGCTCTCTCTGTGGAGTCTGGAATTTCGCCGGTGGCATTACTTGATGCCCCTGACGGAGTGTTGGAAGCAATTTTCGTTTATGTGAAAGAACGAGCAAAGGCGCGAAACAAATAATGGATTCACCAAATTATCGAATCTCAATTCAAGGAGTTAATCGAACAATTACAGCCCTTGAGCGTTTCGCGCCTGACCTCAAGAAACAATTAGATAAAGAAGTCAAAGGTGTCTTGAGCAAGGTTGTCACACAAGCCCGCGAACATATACCTTTTGACATTCATCCTTCAGGATGGGCGCGTGAGAACAAAAATGCAGGCTTAATTGGCCCATTACAACAGGGTCAAGGCCGAGGAAGTTTTGTGCGCTTCGATGCTGCCAAAGCTAAAGCAGGAATCAAATCAACATCACCAAGTTCTAAATCCAGCGCCACAGGCTTTCGCAATTCGTATGGCGTTATTCAGCGCGATGCCGCAGGTGCTATCTTTGAAACTGCCGGTCGCGGAAGCAAAGCAAGTCGCGCAAGAACCCGCGCTTCACGATCCACAAATCCAACTGCCTCTCAAGACTTTATCCAAGCAGTTGAAAAGTATTATGGAGTTTTGCCGACATCTAAAGGCTTGGGTCAAGATAAAGGTCGCGCTCTTATCAGAGCGGTTGATGACAACAAGAAGAATGCTCAGCGTGCTATCTTTGAAGCAATTAAAGATGCTGAAAGCAAAGCGCAGGCACGAATGGATGCAAATTTGAATCAGAGAGAAGGTTAGGCAATGGCAATTATTGAACGCATTGTCACTGTCTATAACGACAAAGGTTCAAAGCAGGCAGTAAAAGACCTCAACAAACTTGAACAAAATTTCAAAGATGCTGGCAAGAAGATTGCCAAGGCATTTGGCGTTGCTGCCCTCGCGGCAGGGGCGCTGGCAGTAAAGCTAGGCAAAGACGGCGTTGAAGCCGCTATCGCAGATCAGAAGTCACAGGCATTGCTCGCCAATGCCCTTCGCAACACCACAGGCGCAACCGATTCTGCTATTGCAGGGGTCGAAGATTACATAGCCACGCAACAAAGACTTGTTTCTGTCACCGATGACGAACTTCGCCCATCGCTAACGACCCTACTTAATGCCACTCAAGACATCACTGAGGCACAAGCACTCCAATCACTTGCCCTTGATATTTCGGCAGGCGCTCAAAAGGATTTGCAGAGCGTTTCCTTAGCGTTAGCCAAAGCAGTGGGTGGAAACATTGGCGCTCTTACAAAACTTGGTGTGCCATTATCGGAAGACATCAAAAAGAGCAAAGACCTAAATGCTGCCCTTGATGAATTAGGAAAGACCTTCGCAGGAGCAGCATCAACACGCGCTCAAACTTTTGAAGGTCGGATGCAGGGCATTCAAATTGCCTTCAGCGAAGCACTTGAAACTTTAGGCTTCGCCTTTCTTCCTGTCTTAGAGGATTTGGTAGTCGTATTTCAAACACAAGTCATCCCTGCTTTTGAGAAATTCATTGCACAAAACAAAGATGAACTCGCAGGCGCACTTGGCGACATCATAGAATTTCTAATCAAAGCGACTAAGGGTCTTGGCTCAATGTTCAAGACCATCTCTGACAACCTAACAACATTCAAGATTTTCACAGCTCTTATCGTTGGCACCTTTGTTGGCACTAAAGTCGCTGCAGGTATTGGCGCAATCATTGCAGCCCTGAAACTTTTGACAGGCGTATTTAAGAAGCAGGCAGTCGCAGGCACCGCCGCAGGCACAGCAACAGCCTTTGCCACAGGTGGAACTTCGGCCTTTGCAGCAGCCGCAGGCATAACTGCTTTTACCGCAGCAGTTGGCGGAACTCTTCTTGTTCTCAACAAGATGACCAATAGCCTTGACGATAACACCGAGGCAATTCAAAAGAACTCGCAAGTTGTGACAGGTCATCTAGCAGATTTGAACAGATTATCTCAGGCAACTGCCACCGCCAATATCAAAAACAAGGCTTTGACTGTCACAACTGCTGGTTTGAATAAAAAGACAAAAGAGCAACTTGCAACTGAAAGAGCGCTCGCAGCTTTGCGCAAGTTAGGTGTGAAGCCAACCGCCGAGAAAGACCCAATTCAACTTGAGGCTGCTCGACTCAACCTTCTAAAGCAAGCCAACTTAGAAGAAGCAGCAAGAGTCAATGCGCTGATTGCCAATATGGAAGCGCAGATGAAACTCAATGAGGCTGCGCAGCGTTATACCGATCTCTTGCAAGTTCTCTCTGATGCAGTAATTAGTGATGAAGAAGTTTCTGTTCTTGCTCAAAAGTGGAACATTACAAAGGGCGAAGTTCTTGAATACATCGCCCGAATCTATGCTGCCAACTCAACAGACCTAAATGACGGCCCAATTGTCAACCTGCTAATGAAGTGGGGTCTGACAAAAGAAGAAGCCGAGAAGTATGTAGATTTCACCCGCGCCCTAAAAGATGAAAAGATTGACGACTCAGAAATTGAGAAGTTGATGGGCAAGTGGGGAATGACCCGCGCCGAAGTTCTTGCTTATGGCAAAACAGTTCAAGATGGAACTGCGCTACAAGCCGCACTCTCCAAGGGTTGGTCTTTGCCAGGAGATGAAGCTGCTCAATCTTGGCGTAATGCCCTCGCAGCCTTAAATGCCTACCTTGCTGCACTTGGAGCGCCTCGCGTAGCTGGTGCCACCGGCGGTGCAGGCGGAGGCGGCGGAGGTGGCGGCGGTGGCGGCGGCGGTGGTGGCGGTGGCGATGGCTTTGTTGCAAATCCTTTCAATCCTGCTTCCGCAGCAGTTTCAATAAGTAAAATTGAAGAACAAATTGACACACTGACATCACTTAGAGATGCAACAGAAAAAGGCACCGCAATTAGTGTTTTACTAAAAGAACACATCGATACCTTGACTGATTCTATTAGCACATCAGGGCTTGGCGCTCTTAGCGATGAGCGAGCAAGAATGCAAGCAATGGGGATGTTTGATGGCCCTGGCATCAGCGCAGGTTCGACCTTTGACCCTGGCTCTTTCCGTATGGCAGAAAATGCAGGAATGACTGTCAATGTCACTGTTGAAGGCAATGTTCAAACAGAGGCAGATTTGGCTAATGCCATCCGTCAGCGAATCTTGTTAGAACAACAAAGCGGTAATCCAATTCTCTTTGTTGGCGGTCTGTAATGCCAGGCACACCCGTTCTTGGAGTCAGCATTGACTTCGCAAATGGCCCTGCCTTTGGAAACCCTTTAATTTTAGATGATCCTTCAACGCCCCTTGGCGTGGGCATCTTGGCAGATGCACCGGCAGATGTCGTTGATGTAAGTGACATCGCCCTTCGCGTTTCCATCCGCCGAGGCCGAAATCGAGTTCTTAATAGCTTTGAAGCAGGCACCGCCAGTGTCGTCTTAGAAGACGAGAATGGTGACTATAACCCTCAGAATGTTTCGGGGCCTTACTATGGGAAACTCTTGCCTCTTCGCAAGATTCGCATTTGGGCAGATTATGATGATGGCTCAGGTCTTGACCGCTACTATCTCTATTCAGGCTACATCACAAGTTTTGACAATACATTCAGGCTTGGCAATGATGAAGTTTCAACTGTGACTTTTCAATGTGTCGATGCCTTTCGTCTTTTACAAAATGTCAACATCACGACTGTTGCGGGTTCATCCGCCGGTCAAACCACGGGGGCGCGCATTGAGAACTTGCTCGATATTGCAAGTTTCCCTGTAAGTCAAAGACTGATTGATGTAGGCGATACGCTAGTGCAAGC